GGATAGCGAGATTGAAGAATTTGAGTTAAACGATGCTTTAATGAATGATTACATTACAGCTTATCCTGATGAAATCGAACTCATGCAATCAACAGGACTCAGAGACAAGAATGGTAAAGAGGTTTTTGTCGGAGATATTATCAAATGCACAAGAGGATGCCTTCACGAAGTCTATATAGAAAAAGAATATGGCGGTACGTATTTTGGAGGAATGCCAGCTGTATACCTAAAAGACTTGAGAGAAGGATATGCGTGGACTGAGCATGAAGAAATCATCGGCAACATCTACGAAAATCCGGAGCTTTTGGAGGTCAACGAGTGAGATATTTTAAAATCCTATGTATTGTTTTATTCGCATCCTTACTCGTAGCATGTCACCAGATTTCGAGTGGGACAGTGGTAGATAAGTACATTGATGAACCTCACACAACGTTCATACCTGTTATAAATGGTAAAAGTTCGGTACTTGTGCCAACCAGAACCAAAAGAAAATACATTCTGGTCATTTCAGGATATGCAGGCAATAAGCAAGTTGAAGAAAGGTTTGAAGTGACAGCAAATGAATACAAGCACTATGAAATTGGCAATACTTTTATACAGGATGCCGTTTTAGAAAATAAGGAGGAGGCTAAATAATGAGACCTTGTAAATATCCATATTCAGGAAGAAGAAAAAAACAAGAAACGCCGTCGCCAATATTTTCTGCACGACCAATTTTTGACGAAGTTCCAATTGTAGAAGAAGTTAAGGTTGAGTTCGGAGTTGAAGCTAGTATGGGGCGCATATATCCAGAAACGTTAATACATTTAGATATTTCTGGATACGGAAATAGAGTGCATTCAGTACATCGCTTCCCCGGTATTTTACTGAGTGTTGGTGAGTCAATCCAACTAAAGATGCTTTTCTATAAAAGACTTAGAAATTTTACTACAGATCGTTTCTTGACGTTTAGAGAATCTGATTGGAAGTTCTTTATCCGGGACCTGGTCAACGAATTTAAGCATTAAAAAAAGCCAAGACACTCTCTGCCTCAGCTAATAGTTCTCGCAAAGACTATTATATCACAAAGGAGACAGAGAGTGAACAAGGCTAAAGAGCTCTTGAAAGAGTTGCAGGATCTGGACATGGACATCCAAAGCCGTATAGACGAAATTAACGAGCTTGAGGCAGGTTTGCTCTCAAGCCCTAAATGGTCCGAGGTTAAAGTCCAAGGTGGACAGACTAGAAAAGTTGATGATGTCTATACTCAGTTGGTAGTGATGAAAGAGGCTATAGAGCAGGATACTAAAGAGGTCATTAACAGAAAACTTGAATTAGGTAGAATGATCAATAGGCTTAAAAATCCAAAGTACAGGGCAGTATTAAGAATGACTTACATCAACAAAGGCACCGCTGATAGCGTTTGTTATGATTTGAATATGAGTCGTACAACCTACTACAGGTTAAAAAATGAGGCGGTCTTAGCTTTGGAAGAAGTTATCTAACCTCATAGTGAGCTTATGGGACTTTTTGGAACAGCACGGTTCTAAAAATCTGTTAGAATGGTAGTATCAAGAATTGAAAAGAGAGGTCTCAGAATTGGTAGATGGTTACCTGTAATGTCAGGGGGCTGTAATGGCCTTGGAGGTTCAAATCCTCCCCTCTCCTTTGAGTGTTTGTGTCCCAGAATGAGTTAAATCTTCTGGGATGGGGATTCACATATCACTCATTAACTTAAAAATGGTTGCGGAAGCGACTGGACCTCGCATGATTGCGTAGCTAATTATATTCCGGATAAGTTATAAGCTAGAGGGTTTGATTCCCTCAGAGGTTGTAAAGACTACAAAAAATAAAAATGAAGTCAAAATTTAATACACACGCAAGGTAGTAGTCGCCTTGCATTTTGAGGGATATAGCTCAAGTGGTAGAGCGGTAGACTTTTAATCTATTGGTTGCAGGTTCGAGCCCTGTTATCCCGTTTCGCAGAATTGGCTGTGAAAGCAAAGTCTAAAGGACTATATAACCCGAGAAACACATATCTTTTGGATGTGTGTTTTTTGGTTTTTGGGGGAGGGAAACAGTGAAGATTATTGACAAGCCGATTGAATGGCTACGACCTTACGAAAAAAATCCTAGGAACAATGATCAGGCAGTTGAAGCAGTGGCTAATTCTATAAAGGAATTTGGATTCAAGGTTCCGATTGTAGCTACTAAAGAAGGCGAGATTATAAACGGTCATACAAGATACAAGGCTGCAAAATCTCTAGGCCTTGAAACAGTACCGGTCATTATTGCAGACGACCTTTCAGAGGAACAAATAAAAGCGTTTAGGATTGCAGATAATAAAGTAGGCGAGATAGCCGAGTGGGACACAGAGTTGCTCTACGCAGAACTTGAAAGTATCGAAGGATTGGATATGACTATGTTTGGATTCGAGAACGTCGATTATTCTTTGGACGATTTCGAGGAGTCCGAGGATCCAGAAGATGCTAAGGAGTTTTCTCAAGAAGAAGAGACAGGTATCGAGTATGGCGACATCTTCCAGTTAGGGCGCCATCGGTTAATGTGCGGAGATAGCACATCAGCCGAGGACATGGCTCGATTAATTAACGGAGAGACGATTGACCTTTATGTGACTGACCCACCATACAATGTAGCCTACCAGGGCGGAACCGATGAAGCCATGACAATCATGAACGATAGCATGGATGATGTCAGCTTCAGAAAATTTCTAAGAGATGCATTCGCAGTTGCAAACAACCACCTGAAGCCAGGTGGAGCGTTCTATATCTGGCACGCAGATTCGGAAGGTTTGAATTTTAGAGCGGCAGTCAAAGAGACAGGCTGGTTATTGAAACAGTCTATTATCTGGGTCAAGAATGCTATTGTATTAGGTCGTCAAGACTACCAATGGAAGCACGAGCCTTGCCTGTATGGATGGAAAGATGGAGCGAGTCATTACTTTGTAGATAATCGCTCACTAGCCACGGTCATTGAAGAAGACGAAGAGAACCTAAAAGAAATGACAAAGAGCGAGCTAATCTCTTACATCAAGACCATGCAAGATACAACTCCAACAACTATCTTTTACGAAGATAAACCAGTTAGAAACGACATTCACCCAACCATGAAACCTCTGAAGTTGATTGCTAGGTGTGTTTTGAACTCTAGCAAGAAAGGCGACAGAGTATTGGATAGCTTCAATGGTGGCGGTTCTACTCTCATGGTTTGCGAGAAGTCAGAACGTGTTTACTACGGTATGGAGCTAGACCCACTCTACGTCGCACGAACGATTAGGCGCTGGGAAGAAGAGACGGGGCTTGCTGCTGAAAAAGTGAACTAAATTATTTAAACAGTAAGGAAGTGAGGCGATGGCTAATGAGCAAAATTTGATAAAAAATTCAGAACGAACTCCGAGCGAACGCCGAGAAAATGCAAAAAAAGCAGGAGAAGCTTCAGGCAAAGCTCGAAGAAAAAAAGCCAACCTGAAAAAAGCTTTTGAAACAATCCTGCAAGCAGATGTTGCAAATCCAAATGTTAAAAAACAGCTTGAAGATTTAGGTTTTGACTCAACTAACGAAATGGCTTTAGCTATGGTTATGATGCAGAAGGCTATGAAAGGTAACGTTAGAGCGTTTGAACAAATCAGCAAGTTAACTACAACAGATGTTAAGGATAGCCTTGATAAGAAAGAACAGAAAGAACGTATCAAAGCACTTGAACTTGAGAATGAGAAACGCAAAATCACGCTTGAAGGTGGAGCGAAATCTGAAGATGTAATGTCTGATTACTTTAATAAACTGGAGGACACTTTGGGAAATGACTCTTGAACAACTATATACAACTAAACAAGTCGATATTTTGAAGAGATCTGTTTCATCTGATTGGTACATGATGATCAATCACGGAGCGGTTCGTGCTGGTAAAACAAAACTAGATAATGACTTATTTTTGATGGAATTAAAACGGGTCAAGAAAAACGCTGAGAAGGTCGGAGTTAAAAATCCGATGTATATTTTAGGTGCGGTTTCTTCGGGCACTCTTCAAACAAATATATTGAGAGAAATTTCAGATGCTTATAATCATGATTTTAGATTTGACAGGCACGGGAATTTCTCTCTTTTTGGTGTTTATGTTGTTACAACATTTACAGGTTCAATCGCAGGTTTGAAAGCTATCCGTGGTATGACATCATTCGGAGCGTATATCAACGAAGCTACACTTGCTAACAAAGAAGTATTTGATGAAATATTAAAGCGTTGTTCTGGTTTCGGAGCAAGAATTATATGTGATACCAACCCTGATCACCCGAAACATTGGTTGAAAGTGAATTACATCGACAAAGCAGACGGCAGTAAGATAATTTCAAATCATTTCACTATTTTTGATAATACTTTTTTAAATCAGAGATACATAAATAATTTAATTGCTACAACTCCAAGCGGTATGTTTACAGAGCGTGGTATATATGGACGTTGGGTAATTGGTGAAGGTGCAGTGTATCGTGATTTTGAAGAAAGTATGTATGTTAAAGAAATACCTGATGAAATTACGAAGATATACGCTGGTGTTGACTGGGGATATGAACACTTTGGCTCTATTGTTGTTATTGGAGAAACATCTGACGGTTCGGTTTATCTGTTAGAGGAACACGCTCATCAGTACAAAGAGATAGACTTTTGGGTAGAACTCGCTAAGAATATCAAGGAACGGTACGGAAACATTACTTTCTGGGCAGATAGTGCACGACCTGAACACGTTGCTAGATTTCAAAGAGAGCAATTAAGAACATTCAACGCTAACAAAGCGGTCTTGTCTGGTATTGAAGAAGTCGCCAAGTTAATGAAAACCGGACGCTTTTTTGTTGTATCAAACAAGGTCAGCAAGTTCAAAGATGAAGTTTATCAGTATATCTGGAATGAAAAGACAGGCGAACCAGTGAAAGAGAATGACGACGTACTAGATGCGGTGCGTTATGCGATTTACTCGCAACATTCGCAACCAAAAGCAACCGTCCGCAGACGTTCTGATTATGGTCTATAGAGAGGAAAGACATGTACCAATATTTAACCTATCCACGGGATGGATATGATGAGGGTTCTTTGAAGAAAGACCTGATTTACAAATTGATAACGATACATAGCACTGAAGGCTCGCATTTGAAGAAGCTTAAAAGCTACTATTTGGGTGAGCATGCTATCTTAGAACACACGAGACGCAACGTGAACGCACCTAATTACAAGACGGTAGCCAATCATGCCAAGGATATCGCAGACACGGCTACGGGCTATTTTATGGGCAATCCTATCAAGTATAACAATACTGCTGACGGTGATATCGATGAACTACTTACAGCCTTTGATGGTGCTGAGATTGACCAAGTAGATGCTCAGAATGCTTTGAACATGGCTATCTATGGTCGTGCTTACGAGTACATCTATGCTAAAGAGGGTATGACTGAGTTGGATTCAACTAGTATTGATCCGGAGAATACTTTCATGGTCTACGATGATAGTATTGAGCGGAAGCCCTTGTTTGCGGTCTATTACTATGAAGTAAAAGACGATACGAAAGACACTACCAAGCACCAGGCTGAGGTCTTTACCGAAAATCTGCACTATCACATGGTGCTGAGAAGTACAGATTCAGGAACAACTCAGAGCGAGGAGGCAACACCTCACAACCTTGGTCAAATCCCAATTATCGAATATCGCAACAATCACTTTGCAATTGGTGACTATGAGCAACAAATTAGCTTGATAGACGCTTATAATTCCTTGATGGGGAATCGTGTCAATGATAAGGAACAGGCTGTAGAGTCTATACTTGTCTTGTATGGCACGCAGTTAGCAGACACTCCAGAAGACGCTAAGGTAGCAATGAAGATTCTTTCTGAAGAAGGTCTTTTGGAATTGCCGGGTGATAGTGCAAGGGCTGAGTTCTTGAAGAATACGCTGGACGAAAGTGCTACTGAAATCTTGCGTACAGCTCTTAAAGAGGACATCTACACATTTAGCCATGTGCCTAATTTGACTGATGAGAATTTCGCAGGGAATACATCAGGCGTAGCCATGGAATTTAAGCTGATGGGCCTTGAGATGATTACTAAGACCAAGGAAGCGAACTATAAGCGAGGATTGCGTCAGCGTATTGCGATTTTTGCTCATTACTTAGGCATGAAGCAGATTGCTTTAGAGTCTCATTCAATCGTTCCACAATTCAGTCGTGGTTTGCCTAAGAACTTGTTAGAAATCTCTCAGATTGTGAACAACTTGGAAGGCAAAGTGACCAATAGACAGCTTATTTCTCTCTTGCCGTTTGTGGAAGACCCTGACGCTGAGCTGGAAGCCTTGGAAGAAGAAAAAAAGAAGAACATGGAAGACATGCCGATGTTCAACCAAGAAAACACGAAACCCGAAGACGAGGTAGAGGATGAAGAATCAGGAGTATTGGGCGAAGAGGAAAGCCAATCTGATTTACCAGCAGATGGACAAGGCCGAAAAGCAGGCAGATCAGTTCGATAAGGTCTATCAGGAAGCCAAGACTTACTTGGATAAGGAAGTCAATAAGATTTTTGATAAGTTCCAACGTGATTATGGTCTAAGTCAGGTAGAAGCTAGACAAGTCTTGAAGAACATGAAAGACAAGAAAAATCTGAATGAACTTCGTAAAGTACTTGAAGCGAGACCGAATGATCCAAATATCCAAAGACTACTGGCTGACTTAGATAGTCCGGCTTATTCTTTCCGTATGAAGCGTCTAGAACGTTTGAGTGATGATTTAGACCGTATGCGTGAATCTATCTATCATTCAGAAAAGACAGGCTCAGACGCCTTTTATAGCGACCTGATGAAGGATAGTTACTACAAGGCTACCTTTGACCTGCAGCAGCAGACAGGACTAGCATACGGCTTTTCTGGGCTTCCTGAGAGCGAGATTAAACATCTACAGTCTTTCAGTTGGGTAGGAGATGGAAGTACATATTCTACAAAAATTTGGGGGAATACAGGGAAGCTTGCTTCAAGCATAAAAGATGAACTACTCATGAGTCTCATGACTGGTCGAGATACACGAGAAACTGCACAAGCAATTGCTGAGCGGTTCAATGTAGGCCAGAATGATGCAAGGCGTTTGGTTCGGACGGAATCAGCCTTTTTTCATAACCAGATGGAACTACTCAGCTATGAAGAAGCAGACATAGAGAAGTATATCTTTGTGGCCGTCTTAGACAAGCGCACATCACGCATTTGCCAGGAGCATGATAATCAGGTCTATAATAGGGATAAGGCTGTCCCTGGTGTCAATTGTCCGCCTATGCATCCGTGGTGTAGGTCTACTACTGTCGCATACGACGAGGATGCAGATTACAGCAAGCTGAAGCGCAGAGCAAGGAATCCAAAAACAGGGAAGACCGAGCTAGTGCCTGCCGATATGACTTATAAAGAGTGGTATAGCAAGTATGTGGATGGCAATAGAGAGTCTATTAAACGTAAAGCGTTTGATAAAACTATTAAAGATGGTATAATAGTAAGTGTATCAGGGACTACAATTGGACACACTCCGCCTGGCAAAATAGGTTTGCCTAATAGTGTAGTTCAGCATAATGCTACAAACGGAGATGTCCTTGGTAGAACTTACTATGATGCTAGAGGTTTTAAAACGAAGGATGTTCATTTTACAAACCATAAACAACCGGCACGTCATCCTTATGGAAAAATCGGAGAACATGCTCATGATTTTGTATTTGATGATGAAGGTAAGTTCGTTAGTAGGAGTACTAGGGAATTAACAGACGATGAAAGAAAGGAGAATCAAGATATATTATGGCGATATTAGATGATTTACAAGCGTTATATGATAATGGATGGGACGCTTCTTTTAATTTTAATGGTCAAGTATGTGGCATTTTCCCTAATTCTATTTATGATATTGTTGTTATTATTGCGGACGACGAATATAGAGCATCTTCTTTTGACGATTTGATTTCTTTACAGATTGAAGGGAAAACTTTACCGGAAATCATGAACGAAGTTGAAGTACAATATGGCTAAAGCACCTAGAGAAATCTAAGTGCTTTTTTTGTACCCAGAAAGGATTGAAAATGGATAAAGCAAAAATTGGGATAACTAACGTAGAATTTTCAGGAACAGGCGGAATTGAATCAGCGACAGTGAAATTAGAGTTAAATATTTATGGGGCGGATACGTTCAGCGCGATTGAGTTACTACCTAAAATATTAACCGACATTCATTCATTATCGTATGAAGTTGATTGATTGTGACATTAAAAGGAGTAAGATATGTTTATATGGGATTGGGTATCAATCGCTTTCGGGTGGTTGGTATTTTTGTTTTTGATGCTGATTATCATAGCATTTGTAAAAAAAGTGATTGAAGAAAATACAAAATAATCTAACCGTATGGAATCCCGTACGGTTTTTATATTGTCCAAACTGTGCCGATGACATTAAAAGCTGCACTGTTCCGTCGCCGGACGTAAAACGAGATTATCGAGTGGCGACGTAATCGCTGGAGGACAATTATGTCAGAAGAAATCAATGCAACTGTATCTACTGAATCAACTGAGACTGTCGACACTCAAGAAAATGTTGATACAGTGCAAGAAGAAAAGCACGAACGAACTTTCACTCGTGCTGAAATCGGTAAGATGCTATCTGCCGAGCGCTCTAAATGGGAAGCTGAGCAAGAAGCCAAGGAAAACGAAGCTAAGAAACTTGCCAAGATGAACGCTGACGAGAAACAGAAATATCAGTTGGATCAGCGTGAGCAAGAACTAGCTGACCGTGAAAGGGCTATTGCTCGTAAAGAATTAACCGCAGAAGCTAAAGCAATGCTAAGTGAACGTGACTTACCTGTTGAGTTAGTGAATGTAGTTGATTTGACAAGCGCAGAGACGGTATCTGAGTCTGTCGCTGTATTGCAGAAATCATGGGAGCAAGCCGTGCAAAAAGGCGTACAAGAAAAGCTAAAAGGCGGAGCCCCAATGAAACAAGCGCCAGTCGATAGTGACGGTATCACAAAAGAAGAATTTGCTCGTATGGGGTATCAGAGTCGAAATGAACTCTATCAAAAGAACCCAGAACTCTATAAGAAATTGAAAGGTTAAAATAAATGACAGCAGGACAAACTAAATTAGCCACTATGGTTAACCCAGAAGTGATGGCGGACATGGTTTCCGCTAAACTACCTAAATTGATTAAATTCACTCCGCTTGCTTATGTGGAAACAGCGCTCCAAGGACAACCAGGGAACACTTTGACAGTTCCAGCTTGGGAGTACGCAGGAGATGCGACAGAGGTTGGAGAAGGTCAAGCTATTTCTCCGGACCAATTGACTACTAAAAAGACCACTATGACCATCAAAAAGGCTGCTAAAGGTTATGAAATTACCGATGAAGCTCTTTTGTCAGGTCTTGGCGACCCACTAGGTCAAGCTACTTATCAGCTTGGTTTGGCTATTGCTAACAAGATTGATGATGATTTGGTCGCAGTAGCTAAAACTGCAACACAACATATTACAGAAACTCCTACAACTCTTGCAGCAATTGATAAAGCTCTTGAGATTTTTGAGGACGAAGAAGATGCGCGATACGTTGCTATCATCAACCCTAAAGATGCTATCAAGCTAAAAACTGACGTAGCAAAAGAATGGACTAAAGGTTCAGAGCTTGGTGCAGATATGGTTGTATCCGGAACGTTCGGTGAAGTTGCCGGTGTGCAAATCGTCCGTTCTAAAAAAGTTGATGAAGGTAAAGGATTTATCGTCAAAGTCTCTCCTAGCCAAACTCAGACAGACGATGCCAACAAATATGGTGCGTTTGTTATCATGCTAAAACGTGATGTGGCTATCGAAACAGACCGTGACATCCTTAAAAAGACAACGGTTATCACTGGTGATGAACACTATGGTGTTTACCTTTACGACCCTACACGAGTTGTAAAATTCGGTGAGGGGTGACGGCATGAGCTTATTGCTACGACGTCATTATATCCAAGAGGAGCAGGCTAGCCAGTATTCTGATTTAGAGAATAAGACTCTAGAAGAGTTGAAGAATCTAGCCAAAGAAGCTGGCATAGCTGGCGCCTATAAGTTATCAAAAGCCGAAATTGTAGAGGTGCTGGAGGATTTAAAAAGTGAAATTTAAAATCAAACAAGATTTCTATGATTGGGAATCAAATGTGAAACGACTGGCAGGAGAGGAACTTGAGATTACTGAGGAGCGCTATGCTGAGCTGGCTGACAATATTGCCAGCAACGGTGTCGCTATCTCAGACGTTCTTGAGAAAATCCTCCCTGAACCTGAGTTCTTAGAAGAGGATTGATATGTCTATAGAGTTGCTGAAGAAATTAACAGGCGAAGAAGATACTCAGCTTCTCATGTTGCTCCAAACAAGAGCTACAAATCTTATCTTGTCAGAGACTAATCGCACATCTTTGACACCTTCTTTAAGTCTTTTAATACCTGAGGTTGCTATCGAGCTCCACAACCGCTCAGGAGCGGAAGGAGAGCATTCTAGAACCGAAGGTGGTATAGCAGTAGTCTACGGAGAAAAAGGCCTGTCTACGGGTCTTCTACAGCGAATACGCATGCACAGGCTAGCAAGGGTGGCAGGTCATGTTTTTGAAGCAGAGTAGACTGAAACCTTATCCAATGCGACGGTTTGAAAAGACTGTCACTGAGGAAGGTGTCGCAAAAGAAGGATATGCCAAGGAAGCTGAGACAGTCCGCCTTGAATTGTGGCCAGCTAGTAGCAAGCTACAATCTGAATTGTATGGTGAGCGTGTCAACGACATTTTGAACGCAAATGCCAACAAATCAGCTACTATTAAAGTGAAAGATGGTGTGTGTATCGATAGCCAGACAGAAGTGACTCACAGGGTTATTTCTAAAAAGGTCTACACACATCATCAAGTTTTGGAGTTAGAGCGTGTCAGGGCTACGAGGGGCAGATAGGCTCATAGCTAAATGTAGACGATTGGCTAGTAAAAAAACTGGCGAGGATATCGTCTTACGTGCGGTACACAATGCTACTATAAAGGTTGTCCAAGCAGATGCAAGAAGACTCGCACCAGCGAGAGATGGAGAACTTATAACTAGTATCAAAACCAGAGCAAAAATGGACGGAGATAGGGCTATAGGCGAAGTTTACACCAACCTTAAATACGCTCCTTACGTTGAGTTTGGAACGGGACCTAAGGGTCAGGCTAGCCATTCTGGTATTTCTCCAGAGGTCAGCGTGACATACAAGTCTAATCCTTGGTATGTGCATGAAGACCAAATCGATGTAGGATCTTACCACTTTCAAAAGATTGGGGAGTTCTACAAGATGTATGGTCAACCTGCCCAGCCTTATCTTTATCCAGCTTTGAGAGACAATCAAGAGCGTGTGTCTAAGAATATTTCGAATTATGTCCGTAGAAAGATAAGAGAACAAATAAAATGATTAATATCAAGCCTGTTATTTATAAAGAATTGCAAAAGGTTGCAGATAATGTGACCGATACTTATCCTAGCGATTGGGAGACTTTCCCAGTCGTTATTTTTTTAGAAGAACAAAACAAGCCGGGTGATTGGTTTGATGACCAGGAACAAAAATCATCTATCCGCTATAAGGTGGATATCTTTGATGATACCAGCACTAGTGAGTTAGCTGTTAAAATCAATCAGATTTTTGAGTCTTTAGGTTTGCGAAGAACTGACTGCCAAGACGTTCCAGACCCGTCTCATTTGAGACATAAGGTCATGCGTTTTGAAGGTGTCGTTGACTTACACTCAGAGCTTGTTTTTCAATTTAGAATGGAGAATTAAACATGTTAGCAAATGGAATTACGCTTTCTTATGGCGAAACAAAAGATAACTATACTAAACTTGTTGGATTGAAAGAAGTGCCAGAGTTTGGTATTGAACTCGAAAAAGTAGAAAATACTACTCTTGAAGATAAAGTTAAGAAGTACGAGTTTGGTATTGGGGACGTAGGAGAACTTGAGTACAAGTTCTCTTATAATAATTCAAGCGCAACTGCTCCTTATCGTGTATTGCGTAAGGCAGCGGATGACAAGAAAAAACTCTACTTTGAGCAAACATATCCAGACGGGACTAAGGTTAAATTTGAAGGTCAAGTATCTGTTAAGTTAGGCGGTGGCGGTGTCAATGCCGTTATCGATTTCGCCCTTAAAATTGCGTTGCAGTCAGAGTTGGAATTTACAGACGGTATTGGAGGTTAATTAAATGGCGTTACCTTACTCAATTTGGAAGATTAGCGATGAGAAAGAGTTAAAACTACGACTTTCATCTCATCAAGCAGCAAAAGTTGAAGAAAAAATCGGTATGAACTTACTGAAAATCTTCATGCCTGAGGCTGGAGAGGAATTTCCTCTACCTCCTTTGAAAGTTGTATTGCTTTTGATTCACGGAGCATTGCAAAAGTATGAGAATGGGTATTCTCTTGAGGATGTCTATGATTTATACGATGAATACGTGGACAATGGTGGAGACCAAACAACCTTCATGACAGAGGTGTTGATGCCACTCTTTGAAGTATCGGGTTTTACTCCACGAGGAAGCAAGGACAAGAAAACTTCCAAGAAGAAAATGACAGTAGTCAAGTAATCTTAACGGTAACTCAGATTATTGAGAGGCTTTATCCTATGTTTTTGGACATCGGGGGCAAGCCTCTTGATTTTTGGGATTTGACGGTGCTTGAAATCAGGGAAATGATAGAAAGCTACAACCGTGTCAAAATCCAAGAGCGTAAAGAAAAGATTATTGACTCGTACATACTTTCGCGAATGATAACTAATCATGTTTCCTTATTACTGTCCAATGACGCTAAGATTGTTGAGCTTTGGGAATATGCGCCTGAGTTGTTTGTAGAAGAACAGCAAGCAGTAGAACAGGAACGACAGAGACAAGCGCTTTTGTTGCATAAGGAACGGATGCGTGATTTTGCAGAGAGACATAATCGAAAAAGGAAGGAGGAAATAAATGGCAACTCTTGATGAATTGAAGGTCATGATTGACGCTGAGATAGCGCCTTTCAGGAAGAAGATGAAAGAAGTTGAGAATCAGGTCAAAGGAACATCTGACCAAGTGAAAAATGCCACTGCTAAAGTTCGTGAACAGTCGAACTCTATCGGTAGTGCGGTTGGCAAGCTAGCTAAGTTCGCTGGTTTTGCAATCCTTGGTAAGAAATTGCTGGATGTCGGTATGTATTCAACGCAGACGGCTCTTGAAGTAGCGGCTTCGATGAACCAAATCAAGCGTCAGATGGGCGAGAGTTCGCAATCTTTCTTAAAATGGGTTAACGATAACGCAAATGCAATGAATATGGGTGTAGGTGAAGCGGCCAGGTACGGTGCGGTTTACTCCAACCTGTTTTCTGGATTTATCAAAGATACCAATAAGCTAAGCGCCTATACTGCTAAGATGTTGCAGACATCGGCAGTGGTTGCTGAAGGTTCAGGGCGCACGATTACAGACGTTATGGAGCGGATTCGCTCAGGTCTACTAGGGAACACCGAAGCTATTGAGGACCTAGGAATCAACGTCAATGTGGCTATGATTGAGTCCACTGAAGCCTTTAAGAAGTTCGCAAACGGACAAAGTTGGCAACAGTTGGACTATCAGACCCAGCAACAAATCCGCCTTATGGCTATTCTGGAACAGGCTACAGCCAAGTATGGGAATACCTTGTCTAATTCTGTAAATGGTCGTATCAGCCTGTTTAAGTCGCTAATGAAGGACGCAGCATTGAACCTTGGTAACTCTATGTTACCGATTATCAATGCCATTATGCCTGTCTTGAACTCTTTTGCTATGGTTTTGAAGAACGTGACGGCTAAACTCGCTGAGTTTATCGCTTTGATGTTCAACAAGAAAGCAACAGTGAAAGATGGTGTTGGTGGAGCAGTTGGAGACATGGGTAACGCCATGAAGGATGCTGCAGGCGGAGCAGGAGACCTTGCTGACGCAGTAGACGACGCTGGAGATTCAGCAGGAGGACTTGCTGACAATCTTGGAGACTCAGCCAAAAACGCTAAGAAAGCTGCTAAAGAGTTGCTAGGTCTTTTGGGATTTGATGAGATTAACATCTTGCAAAAACCAAAAGATGACGACGCAGGCGGTTCTGGAGGCGGTGGCAAAGGTGGTAAAGGAAAGGGAGGCGGTGGCGGACCTTTCAAAGACATCTTGCCAGAAGTCGAGTTGACCGACATGGACAACAAATTCAAGAGCATTTTTGATGGTCTTGGAGATAAGCTCAAAGGGTTGTTTGACCCCTTCAAGAAAGGTTTTGATGCAGCATTTAGACCAGAAGGTATAGAACGCATTAAGACTGCCTTAGACCAAATAGCTAAGACAATGGGAGAAATCGCCACTGACCCAAGGGTTGTGAATGCCTTTAACCGAATGGCTGAGAAAATTGCTTATGCTTTAGGGCAAGTGACAGGCTCAATAGCTACTATCGGGCTAGGTATCGGTGTTTTCCTTGCCGAAAGTATTGCAAATGGCCTTGGAAGGCAAAAAGAACGCATTGCCAGGGCGCTAGTCGCTTTGTTTGATAATATTGGTAACATTTCCGAGGCAGTAGGAAACATAGCTCAGGACTTTTCTAGTGCTTTCTACGACGTCATTACCTCAACTGGTGCGGTTCGTATCGGTAGCGCTATTGTGTCAACTCTGTTGAGTTTGACATCTACCATTGTTGAAGTTGGTAGTAAATTAGCAGGAAGTTTGTTTAAAGGTTTTGAAAAAGTCGTTGTGACAAGCGCTCCTAAAATTTCATCAGTCTTCCAAAGTTTATTAGATACTGTTGCGCCTGTATTTGAGAGCATTGAAAGGTCTGTTAACAAATTTGGCGATGGCTTAAGTCGTGTTTATGATGAACATGTAGTCCCTGCTATTAACTCTATTGCTAATGCTTTTAATGGGCTAATTGACATTATTCAGATTCTCTGGGAGAATTCCTGGCAACCTTTTGCTGAGTTTTTATCAGGAGTATTCGGTGTTAGTATTGAAGGAATTTCAGATTTATTAGGAGGTGGCCTTTTAGCCACTTTGGGACTATTGGCGGATGCTATTAAGTTAGTGGCAGATGGTTTCACCGTTTTTTCTGACTGGTGTAAAGAAAACAAAGAACCTATCGTAGCTTTGATAACAACTTGGCAAACGATTAATTTCTTATCATGGGCAGAACAAGCTGGAGGACTTGCAGGAGCATTCAGCTTGTTAGGTAGTAAGATCTCTTCGATTGTTGGAGGGATTAAGAATCTAGGTCTTGCTATTAAAGCATTGACATTTGATAAGTTGGTCAGTTTTGGTGAAACAATCTATTTGAACACCTTATATGCAAAAGATTTTGTGGTCAATTCAGGTAAAACAATTGCACAGCTAGGAAAAACTGCTTTAGAACTTGGTAAATCAGCTCTAGCATGGACTGCTCATGCAGCGAAAATGGGATTAGCAACCGCGGCGGAATTTGCACATTCTGTTGCAGCAGGAGTCGCTACAGCTGCAACATGGGCTTTTAATGCAGCGTTAGCAGTTTTGACAAGTCCAATAACATGGATTATTGCAGCAATCGCAGCCTTAATTGCTATCGGTGTTTTGCTCTATCAAAACTGGGACACTGTTGTTGAGTTTGCTAAAACTGCGTGGCAAGGACTATGTGATTTTATCAGTGGTATTTGTCAAGCGATTGGCGAATTTTTCAGCGGTCTATGGACGAAACTACAAGAAATCTTTGAGCCGATAGGTCAATGGTTTGGCGAGAAATTCCAGCAAGCATGGGACGCCATTGTAAACATATTCTCTGGCATCGGAGAGTGGTTCTCTGGTGTATTCCAAGGTGCATGGGACGCTATCGTTAATATCTTCACACCAATCGGCTCATGGTTCGGACAACGTTGGGCAGATGTGACTAGTGCGTTGGCTAATATCGGGGCATGGTTTACTGACATGTTCCAAAAAGCATGGACTGGCTTAACAAACATCTTTAGCAAACTAGGTTCTTGGTTTGGTGAGAGGTGGAACGATGTTACAAGTGTTCTTGCGAATGTATCTTCTTGGTTTGGGAATATGTTTACTAGTGCTTATAATGCAGTCAAGAACGCGTTTAGTTCAATTGGTGGCTTCTTCAGCGGTGTATGGTCAACGGTTCAAAGCATATTTGTCAATGCTGGACAAAAGGTTGGTAGCGCTGTAGGTGGGGCTTTCAGAAGTGCAGTCAATGGTGTTCTTGGGACTATTGAAAATGTAGTCAATGGCTTCATCGGCATGATCAATGGTGTTATTGGCATGATTAACAAAATACCTGGAGTATCCCTTGGTGGTATTGGATATGTGAGCCTACCTCGTCTTGCCCGTGGTGGTATCGTCGATAGCCCAACAATCGCCATGATTGGTGAAGCTGGTAAAGAGGCGGTCGTACCACTTGAAAATACAGGATTTATCCAAACACTTGGACGAGTAGTCAGCAGTGCGGTAGTAAATGCCATGGCTGGTGTTAGTCCACAAGGTGGATTCTCTGGCGACGGCGACATCGTTATCCAAATCGCAGGCCATGAGTTCGGACGGGTAGCTATCCAAGAAATCAACAAGGAACATGAACGAGCAGGTCAAACCTTGCTCAAGATTTAGGAGGTTAAATGGCACAATTGACAATCAATGGGGTGGCTGTGAAGCCTCCCAAATCTTTTAAAGTCGGTATTCAAGATATCGATGGAGAGACAGGGCGTAATGCCAATGGCGACATGGTGCGTGACCGTATCACGACCAAACGCAAACTAGACTGTGAATGGGGTATGATGACTCAGGGAGAAATAAGTCAGCTTTTACATGCTGTATCATCTGATTTTTTTGAGGTATCTTATCCAGACCCCATGGATGGCCAAGTCACAAAGACTTTCTATGTCGGTGATAGGACAGCTCCTAGCTATACCTTTACTGAGAAGTTTAAACCTTGGTCTGGCGCTAAATTTAATCTGGTAGAGAGGTAAGAAAATGGACGCTTTAACTAGACGACAATTTGACAGATCTATGTTTGCCAAGGAAAGGACGCTGGCTATTCGTGTTGGTGAATATGCTTCACGGGATATCAAAGAGGCTAGTTTTGAGTATGGCTACATCAAGGGCGATACTTATAAGCCTGGTGGAACCTGCGCTGGTAGCGGTAAAATTACCTTTACCAGTATCATTACCACGTTCAATAAGCTGGATACCCTGCACCCTGAGATTGGTCTACTGGTTGGGGATACCTACCAGTGGGTCAAGATGGGGGAATACTTCATCAACGATATTGAGATTGACCGAAACCGAAACACTACCACGCTTGAACTTATGGACGGTATGTTTAAGCTCAATCGTGAGTACGTGACGGACTTGCATTTCCCAGCTGAAGTACGAGAGGTTATTCAGGAAATCTGCCTGAAAACAGGCATTGAGTTAGCGAATGACTATTTCGGAATCAGCGCGATGCGTTATCATATTGAGCAAGTTCCTGAGGGCAAGAAACTTTCCTTTAGGGATATGCTGAGCGCTATGACTCAGATGATTGGGATGTCTTGTTTTTTCAACAGAGAAGGCAAGATGGAAATCCGTGATTTGACTGAGTCCAATATCACGATCAACGCTGACAGTTACTTCTTGCATGGCTTGACCAAGAGTGAGATTGAGTATCAGATAGCTGGTATCACTTGTAAGACGGACAAGAAGTCTCTGACGGTCGGTATGAAGACAGGTCGGTCTTTGGAACTGGACAATGTCTTCATGACCCAGAGCGCTTTAAATGACCTGTATTACAAACTGAAAAACCTAACTTACTATCCGTATAATCTCAACTACCAAGGACATTTGTTACTTGAGGTTGGGCAGTGGGTAACCATTCAGACCAACAAGAAAGAGACTTTTAAAGTTCCCGTGTTAAGTCAGAGCTTTACCTTTAAGGGTGGTCTGAGAGGTCGTATCAGTGCAGATAGTAAGGCTGGAAACGATACCCAGTATTCTTACGAGGGTACGATTACCAAGCAGATTAAGCAACAAGATGGCATTGAAGCCAAAATCCAAGCGCAGATTGAAGCAGCAGATAAAGATTTTGACCAAAAGGTCGACAAAATCAAAAAAGACTTTAACGATCAAGTAGAATTGGCCAAAGCCAGAGCTGAAGAAGTCAAGAGAGAACTGTCTGACACTATCAATCAGCGCTTTAATAGCTTTGACAACGGGCCATTGAAAGAAACTAAGCGCA